CACCTGTGATATCAGCGGATATAGTTGCAAAAGAAACTGCTCCTGAGCCATTTGTTTGTAAAACTTGATTAGCAGAACCATCTGCTGTTGGAAGAGTAAAAGCGGTGAGAGTAAAGTTAGATCCATCACCTTGAATTACTTTACCATTTGTAGTTGCTAATCCTGCAACATCTTGCAATTGAGCGTCTAGTCTTGCATTAGGTACAGTTCCTGATGCGATGTTAGATCCATTTAAATCAGTTAACGCTGATCCATTCAAAGCTGGCAAAGTTGCAGGGAAACGAGCATCAGGTAAAGTTCCTGAAGCTACATTCGATGCATTAATATTTGTTAAAGAAGCACCTGATCCTGAGAATAAGGTTGCTGTTAAGTTTGCTGAAATAGACGTGTTACCTGCATTGTCTAAAACGTAAGATTTTTCAGAAGGCAATGTACAAATGACATCTTTTGTACCTGCGGAGAAATCGACTAAAGCGTCAGAATTTGATGAAGAAATAACAGTTGTTCTTGAAAGAGTGTCTGGAGTGGCATCGGTTACTGTACCAATACCAACCTCAAATTCAGAAGTAGCTCTGTTTGTAATAGCGTAATAAGTAGTATTTCCATCACCTACTCCTGCTACAAATGTTTGATAACCAGGTTCTGCACCCGCTAAATTAAGAGTGCCTGTACCTGTAGTTGTTGAAGTCTCTTTGACTCTATCTGCTACTGCGAATGCCATGTTTTTTTATACCTCATGCTGCCACGGGTGTCCACGTATTATTTGCATTTGTCACTACGTTTGCCCATGGGGTTGATCTCATATTACCAACAAAAGCTGAAATTTCAATACCTGTTGGTGTAACTACTGCGCTACCTGCAATCGTTTCAGTTCCTTCACTAAACTGCATGGAAACGCCTGTAACTGATACAATGATTCCTGTACCAGTAATAATGGTTGGTGTGCCATCAGAGAAAGAAGAAGCAACACCTGTTGGTGTAACTAACGCATCTCCTGCCATATCAAGAGTACCTGTATCTGCTTCTGCTTCTACACCTGTTGGTAAAATATCTGAGTTCGCTGCAATGGTTGCGTCACCAACAAACGCATCCATAATATCTGGAGGAGCAACAACAGAAACACTACCTCCTGCTACAATTCCTACTAAGTTAATTGTAGAAGTAAGTCCAAAACCTGTGATAGGAATAATGTTATCTGTCTGAGTTGTAAGATTACCTTCGTTAGACTCAATCTCAAGACCAGTCGGAGTAGCAACAGCTAATCCAATACCTTGAGCAGTTCCTAGTTCCATGTCTATTCCTAGACCTGCAACAGGAATAATATTATCTGTCTGAGTGGCTATACTTCCTGCTTCACTAGAAACATTTAAACCTGTAAGAATTGCCTCTCGACTTTCTTCTTCTTGTGCAGCGAAAGGTGCACCTGCAAAAGTGTTGCCAGGTATATCAGATAACTCTGCTTTTCTTGTAATTGTACCTTCGCTGAATTGAATATTGTTTCCTGTTAAAGAAACAATGACCGAGGCCGTATGGCCTAGCGATCCTGTTGATGAAGTTATCTCTTCCCCTGTCGGTAGAACGTCTGCTCCACCTGTGACCGAAGAAACACTTTCTAATGTAAAGTCTACGCCAATACCTGAAACTGGATAAATAGATTCAGGTTCACCTGTTGCTTGTCCTACATCAGTAGAGGATTCAACACCTGATACAAGAAATACTGCATCACCTTCAACAGTGGCATCACCAGGTGTAAAAGATACAGTGATCCCTGTCAGCCCAACGGTTACGTTGAGTTCGGAATCATCTGCAAAAGCTGCACTAGCAAAAGGTGAATTAGCTATAGACATATCTTATACTACAAGCAACTCGCTTGTTTGTAAACGAAATGCCTTAGCTAATTCTTAGAATAGCGCTGGTTGCGTCGTTTGTTGGGAACTGAATTGTGAAAGTTCCGTTTGTAGATGTCTTCACACCACCAAAGTCTAATACTGCAATCGCTGCATTTGTGTTCGCTGATGAAGTGTTATAAATCAGAGCTGCTTGAGCTGAGATTGTTGCACTTGTAAATGATAAATCATCAAAGTCTACAAAAGCTGTAGATGCTGTTGCATTAGTTTTGGTTAAGCTGACGTTTGCATTTTGTAAAGTGCCACCGCCTGCTGCGTATGTGCCTGAGTCACCAACTTCGTTAGTTGCTGAATAGGCTGATGTGTTTGCATTCAATGTAGCAGAACTTGTATAGAGAGCGAGATTGACTGTATCGCTTGATATATCATGATCGCCATCTAACAACTGCTGTTTGAATGTTGCACAAACTGCTTGGTTAATTGCCATGTTTTAAGCCCTCCTTAGGCTTTTGGGTCTGATGACGGTAAAGGGACTCTTAAAACACCGTCCGCATACTCGTCTCTACGTTTACGTCCCATCTGCTCATTAGCAAAAGCTTGTAAAGCAGTTTGGAACTTCTGGGTGTATAATTGCATATCTTGACCGTTTTTCAAGTATGAAAAGGTTTCTGCAAGAGTTCCGTAAAGAAGAACTTCAGGAGCGTTGTTAGATATGAAAGTTGTTGTGCTAGTTCCACCTGTCCCATCACCCAGTCTTTCTGGGGTTTCATCATACCACATTTCAATGGTATAAACTTGATCTGGCGTAGGTGCTAGCATTAAATTAGTTGCATCCCAGTTTGCCCAATATTTTGGCTGGCCTGTATCGGTAGTGGTTGATCTTTGAACTGCAAATTCGTCCATAAATGTAGTATCTCGTTGTTCTAACCAAACACGATCACCATCTGATTTAACAAGTTGTAAACCTCTTGCAAATCTGAATCCGCCCTCAGGACCAGAAACATCTAAAAAAGCGTTGTTTGCAGTACAAGTCGTAGTCGCATATCTTCTTTGTGCATCAGAGTCAATAAGACGATCAATTTGATTTTCAATATTTGTAATAAAAACATTTATAACAGAATTAGATAACACGTCGGCTGTCACCTCTGTGTAGTTTCTGACGTTTGTTAAAAGTTCGGAATAATTCATGATATGCTCACCGTCACTTTACCAAGACGAATTAAAGGATTCAAGTCCCTAGTTGGTGTTGTAGGAAGCATATTATCAGAGCTGAATGCACTGCCTCCTGGCGAGCCAACAAATACAGTTACAGGTTCTTGTCTTGCAGGTCGTGGATCTCTTATTGCTATCGGATCAGCAGGATGATAAGGAGGATCTAGTTGAGGATGTTTAGGTTCAAAACATTCTGGACAAGTAAATAGTCCATTCCATTCTTGACGTAATTCTAAATATTTATATTGCTGACCACAACGATCACAAAGTGCTAAAGCAAATTTACCTGTAGCGAAGGTCATGATTAACCACCTACATAAAAGTCACGAGGGACAATATGCACAGAAGTAGATTGACTATCTTCAGTCAATGCTCTTTGTAACTCAGCTTCATATCTTCTTTCTAATTCCTGTGATCTTTCCGGTGCTACTTCCTGAGCTAAATAATAAGCAAGTCCTGCTACTGTGCAGGGTAAAAATCTATAAGGGGCATCTGGATTGTTTGTGTATGTACCAACGTCTTCTATTCGTGCTACATAAAAATAATTTATTTGAGTATCTGTTGTGTCTGGTGTTTGATAAAGATTAATTTCAACGTTAGCTAAATTTCTTCTTATATAATATTGACTAGGTGTTCCTGTTGAAAACTTGTTAGGTAAATTTTCATATTCCGATCTGGATATTTTTGTCATGCTAGTATCTGTAGTTGTGTTACCGGATACATTTCTAAAAACTAATTCTAATACGTCAGAAGCATCAGAAGGTGCAGTGTAAGTTGTTGTACTTGCAGTTAAGTTTTGTGTGTGATTTTTTACTTTCCATAAATGAATACCTCGGTTTCCCCACTCAGAAAACAAAAGATTTAAATTATCTCTTGCAGCTTGAAGCTCATATCCAGTTCTTAAAGACTTACCACAACGAGCATATGCACGTTCAATAATTCTATCAAAACTAAGATCAAAAGTTGTAGTTCCCGAGGTAGCCATAAATTATTTTCCCATTGCCATGGCTTTTCTTGGTGAAACCATCATACCGCCAGCAGCTTTTTTAACCATTCCGCCGCCTCGTTTTTTCATCATTCCACCACCACGCTTTTTAACAACAGATTTCTTTTTCATTTTGCCGCCTCTTTTCATACCGACGACATTTTTCTTTTTCATCATGATGTCTTCTCCTTTTTAAATAGTTTTTCGTACGTATCTTGCCTTGTTTTCACGACTTCGTCGTAATACTCGGCTGGCCATTTCTCATAATAACCTATCTTATGGAGTTTGCAACTTGCTTCGTAGAGTTGTTTAAACTTCTGTATTAACATCATAGAGTACGATAAGTCAGACTCATATTCACAGTTATCTGTAGGATCTACGAGAAATTCTTCACCTTCTACGGTTGCGGGGTTACTAGGATGAAAGCCCATGAAATACACATCTCGTCGGTTGTATGTTTTATTATAAAAATCTATTTTTTCTTGAAACTGTTCAGGTGTGTATTGATCCCAAAAAGGATCACAAAAGATTATTATATCGTGTTGTTTTTTATTCCAATCTTTCAGTAAGGATGTGAGATGTTTTTCATATTTAGACTTATCAC